CTACAAGAAGACTTGGGTAGGGCTGACTGATGAGGAGATTTGGAGCACAGTTAGTCGCATTGGAACAGCGGACTCAAATGTCAATCCATACACAGTACTCAACGATGCCAGACGCATCGAAGCAAAGTTGAAGGAGAAGAACGCATGACAATACAAGTTGCAACCGACGATGGGGATTTTTACGGATTGCCCTGTGACTCGGTAAGTGCGTCCAACGTTGACGGCAATGACGTGACTGATGGAGAGACATCTTCCATTAAAGAAATTGACCCAAACAAGTGGGCCTTTGACAACGGATTAGAGTCAACATGAACTAAGTTAAAGTAAGATACAGGCTGTGGCAAGCAAGCATTAACAAAGGAGAACGCAAGTGATCGATAAAATAAAGTCAACATTGGCTCGACTCATGGGTGGCATCCCAGTCGCCGCAATGGATGAGGCTATCTGGTCAAAGGATTGGTGCGCTAAGGAGCCAGCACTGGCCGCAAACGCCATTGCAACCCTTCAGGGCATCATCAAGTCGTTGGAGACCTCCATCAAGATAAATGAGGTGCGCCAAAGGATCGAAAGCGGCAGGAAGGTATCGCTGAACCCCCGTGGCGTGTACCTGTCCAGCCTGCCGCCCAGCACCCGCTTCAGACTCCTGCGCACAGGGGACATCTACTTCACATCGGGCAGGGGCTGGAGACAACACTTCAAAGCCGAAACGGGAGACCCCGCAAAGCTCCACGGCCTATCTCGTGTAATGGTATTAACACGCAAGCCAGAATGATTTACACTCGCTGTTAAAGGAGCAATCCAAATGGCGAGAGCAAAGAAACCAATTGAACCGCAGGCCGTGATACCAGCCGCAAAGCCAGTCACAGGCCGACCAACCACTTACAACCTAAACCTAGCCACTGTCATCTGTATACGGATAGCAGAGGGAGAAAGTCTCAGGCAGATCCTCAAGACCGAGGGCATGCCAGCACAGTCAACAGTCTATGAGTGGTTGTTGCGACACCCTCCTTTTACGGAGCAATACACTCGCGCTCGTGAAGAACAAGCTGACACTCTGGCTGACGAGATCATCCATATTGCTGATGAACAGCCCGAAATCGTAGTGGTCACTGACAAGAAAACTGGCGCAGTCATTGAGCACAAGTTGGACAATGCATTTCTGTTGTGGCAAAGAAACCGCATTGATGCGAGGAAGTGGACGGCCATGAAGCTCAAGCCCAAGAAGTACGGTGACCGCATGCAGGTGGGTGGCGACCCTGAGAACCCGCTTGAGGCCAAGGTGGACTTGGGGATCTTTGAGACGATCCTGAAGGCGGTGGAACTCAAACGCCAGTCCGAGTCCAATGTCTGAACTCGCTGATGTACTTCAGGATGACGAGACCAAACGGAAATACTCTCTGCTCAATCCTGAGCACCGCGCCGCCTTCGACTGGAGGGCAAATTGGCTCACCATCGCCCACCAGCACCAAGTCCTCCCGGCAGGCGACTGGTGGACGATCTGGCTACTGTTGGCTGGTAGGGGGGCAGGAAAGACCCGCACAGCCGCCGAGCAGATCGGATGGTGGGCATGGCAGCAACCCAAAACCCGATGGCTCGTAGCCGCCCCTACATCCGCTGATGTCAGGGCAACCTGCTTTGAGGGCGACTCAGGGCTGATAGCGGTCATCCCCCCGATTCTGGTGGCCGACTACAACAAGACCGCCCACGAGCTACGCCTGATCAATGGCTCCCTGATCAAAGGCATCCCAGCCAGTGAGCCTGAGCGGTTCAGGGGGCCGCAGTTCCATGGCGCATGGTGTGACGAGCTTGCCGCTTGGGAATACTTGCAGGACGCATGGGATCAGATCATGTTCGGGGTACGGCTGGGCAAGAAGACCCGCATCCTGTGCACCACCACCCCCAAGCCCAAAGACTTAATCATTGAGCTTATTGGCAAGGATGGCGACGATGTGGTGCTGACCACCGCCTCGACCTACTCAAACATCGACAACCTTGCGCCCAGCTTCCAAAAGCAGATCCTTCAGTACGAGGGAACCAAGCTAGGGCGGCAGGAGATCTACGCCGAGATCATCGACCCAGAAGAGGGCGGCATGGTCAAGCGGGAGTGGTTCAAGCTGTGGCCTCCCAAGAAAGAACTGCCCAAGTTTGAGTACATCCTGCAAAGCTACGACTGCGCCTACACGGACAAGACCATGAACGACCCGACGGCCTGCATCACCTTCGGGGTGTTCAAGCCCACGGACGGGGCTATGAGCGTGATCGTGATCGACTGCTGGCAGGACAGGCTCCAGTACCCCGATCTGCGCCCCAAGGTCATTGAGGAGTACGACACCGTCTTTGGTGAGGGCAACAACAAGAAGCGGGTTGACCTGATTCTGGTGGAGGACAAGTCATCAGGGATTTCCCTAATACAGGACTTGCAACGCGCTCACCTGCCAGTCAGGGCGTACAACCCCGGCAAGGCGGACAAAGTCCAGCGCCTGTCGATTGTCTCTAACATCATCATGGCTGGGCGGGTGTGGATACCTGAGTCCACGGTCAACAAGGGCTATGTGCGGGACTGGGCGGAAGGCTTCGTGAGCCAGATCTGCTCGTTCCCTGAGTCCACCCACGACGATTTCGTGGATGCCTGCACCCAAGCCCTGCGCTTCCTGCGGGATGCTGGTTGGCTGAACATTGACCCGCCGCCAAGGGAGGACGACGATGACGACTACCTCGAGTACAGCAAGAAGGTCGAAAACCCGTATGCGGTGTGATACCATTAACTCTGTTGGTGGTGAGGAAAGCAAACGGAGCATGGGCAAGTCAAGACACATTAGAAACGATGACCAGATACCGCACCGGCCACTGACAACCTACACGCATGGGGATTTAGAAGCTATCGTTGGGAAGCGATGGATGTTCGTCCCGAGTCCCCAGCCGTGTAGGCGAAAGCGGATGCCGAACTGGAATGCTGACTCGGGCAACAACTGACAGCGAGGATATACGGTGCAGCGAGTAGCCTCTTTCTTTAAATGGCTCTGGACGGTATGATGTAGCAACTACATTTCCGAGGTCACAATGCCCAACCCTCGTGCTCCACAGGCCTTGACGCTTGATCAGGTCAAAAAACAACTGAAGCTTGAGCCGACCCCGCAAGAGCTTGATCGGCAGAGGCAGCAGCTTCGTGACTTCTATGCCGACGAGCGCCGTCAAGAATTCGACGACTTGTCTCGCTTAACTCCGTCCAACCCAAAAGACGTAGACCTAAAGAGCTTCATGGCTGGCTTGCAACCCCCAGCTACTGCGCCATCGTTCCGTGAGTTGTCTAAAGCGTCTAACTCAGCGCTTGGCTTCTACCCCCAGATGAAGGGCAAACGCGCCTTCAATGACCGCGAAGCCTCGGCCAATGCACCACTGTCAGCCTTTCGTGGCTTAGTCTCTGGTGTGGGCGGTTTGGGTGGTGATATTGAAACTCTTGGCCGCATGCTTATTCCCGGCGTGAGCGAGAGGTCGTTTTTGCCATCGTCTGAGGACTTCCAGCGGGTGCTACCGGGTCGGGATCTGACCTACAGCCCTACGGGAGCCGCCGCTCAATTTGTTGGCAACTTGGCTGCTGATGCTGGCCTGTACGGCACTGTCAAGGCTGGCAACGCTGCTGCAAGGCTGGCAGGCAAGGGTGCTCGGGGCTTGGGCCGCATGACTGCCGAGCAGATCGCCAAGGGCGTGGAGGGCCAAGGCGCACTGGCTTCGGTGCTGTCCCCATTGGCTCCCAAATATGTCGTCAAGCCAAAGGGCGGCAACTTTGCATCAGGCAGCGTCGAGAAGGATTTAAAACATCTCAAGACTAGGTCTGTTGCAGGGCAGACACCTGCTGAACGCATTCCGATGAATGAGCGTTTGCTGCTAGACCCCTCCCTGAATGATGAGACCCGTGCAACTGTTCAGCGCCACCTAAATGCAACCAAAGGCGAAGCCGCTGTTGACAAATGGATTGACAGCAACTTGACAAACTATGTCAAGAAGGAAATGGCTACCCCTGATGATCCTGTGCGCCTGATGATTGACCGCCGCTACGATGAGATCAATGAGCAGTTCAATAAGGATTTTGATCGTGCTGAACGCATGAGGAAAAGAGCAACCGAGGAAGTTGATCCGAGGCGTAAAGCTAACTTGTCAAGGGAGGCGGAAGCCGCAGCAACAGATGCGTTTGCCCAAAGAGATTTTGCCAATAAATACATCTCGCATCTGCCTGACGACAATGTACCGTTTTATCGTGGAGTTCCAGAAGAGTTGGCTGAGAAGCGGACAATGGCTGGGTTTGATGAAAGTGGAATGGCTAAATCAGATCCAGCCAACATGTATGAGCAAAGGTCTGATGATGCAATCATGTCCTATCGGGCTAAAGACATTCAGGCCGAGTCAGAAAAACTTGCTCAAGCGCAAGATGCAGAGCGCACGTTGAGCGACACCAAGATTGCCATAAACAATGCATTTGACGAATTTTTAGTCTCAACAAATCAGCCAGAAGGCGTAGCAAATGCCTTAAAAAATCTTCCCTACAAAGACAAAGCTGAAATGATGGGCGGTAATTTTGGCAAAGATTTTGAGGATGCGTACATAAACTACATGACAATCCGTGTCTCCATGGATGACAAGCTTTTAAAGATAGCTCTTGAGAGTCCTTGGATAACAAAAGTAGATCCAGAGACCCCAATTTATTCCACTACCACTGGAGGTCTCGACTTTGACCATATTGTCGATGTCCTTCGTCAAGATGTGGCCGCTGGCCGAATCACCCCTGAACAACTGAACAAGGTGAGCATGGAGCAAGCTGTTCGCCGTGCCGCCGATTTTGATCAGGAGATGGCGATCAAGATGCGTGAGACAGCCATCAAGCAGCAAGAGGGCTTCCCTGTCTACAAGGACTATGGAGATGAGGGGTACAGATGGATTGAGTTGACCAAGCCAGCGGACTTGACGGATTTGCCAGAGGGATTCAGAGCGGAGCCGTACAAATCAGAGTATTCAGAAGGCGTGAAAATCATTGGCCCAGACGGGAAGCAGGCGGCTGCTGGCGATTCCC